ATGGCGAGAATCACCAGATTTGGATGATCCCTGTCCCACTCTTCAACTCACTTCCCATCAAGCGATGGAAGTTCAATCGCCCTCCGGATATGGAGCGCGTAGCTGAGATCCACGCACATCTCCTCACAGCCAAGCGGGGCGATGGCGTTATCTATCTCGCGGATGTTGGTGGGGAGGTCGTCTGCTACGAGTCCAACCACCGCAGGGAGGCACTGAAGGGAGTGCCTGATGACACTACTCCCGTCCTAGTGGATCTCATGTGGAATGCCACTGACGAGGATGTGAAGAGAGAGTTCATGCGGTTGAATAAGGCAGTGTCGGTACCTGAACTCTATGTGACCGAGGAGGCAGTTGTGAATGCCGACGAACTGCGAGTAGCCGTCAAGGATTTCTGCAAGAAGTATGCATCGCTCAAGGTGACATCAGGCCGCCCTCAGCGCCCCAGTTTCAATGAGAGCATCATCACCGACGAGTTTCTTAAGATCACGAGGGACAACAAGATCTCGGTTGCCGAGATGCTGGTTCGGTTGGACAGGGTTAATCTCCGTCTTGCCGCAAAGGACAAGAAGAAGCTGTCGGAGAAGATCATTGAGAAGTGCGAAAAGTCGGGATTGTGGCTGTTCGCCTACGAGACGCACCTGAACTCCAAGGACTTTGCCTAAAACGGAAATCCGCTTAGACAGAAACCAACTTTTTACCGTCAAGATGTCTTCCACTATCGACACCGAACTCGCATCTCTCCACGCTCGCATCGCCCAGCTTGAGGAAGCTAAGAAGGTTCCTCCTCCGCCAATCATCACTGCACAAGAACTGCTCATCAAGGCGAAGGAGAATGTCAAGACCAACCTGTCGAGAAAGAACGAAAGTCCCATCGTAACTGCATGTAGGTTCTCATACAAATCTCAGACAGAAATGCTTGAGTCCATCGTGGAGAGTCTGAACCGCATTCACGCGCGCTTAGATGCATTGGAGCAGACCAGTCGTTAAAAATGGAATTTACACAACTATGCACAGCTTTTTATCATAATGTCACGCTCAGGGGAATATTGGTCTGAGAAGGAGGAGATGCAGATGCTGCAGTTGCTACACAATGAAAAATCAATGAAAGAAGTGGCAGAAGAACTCAAACGAACCAAGACAGCTGTCAAGGCTCGTTTGTATCAGTTCGCATACGAGCTGTGGAGAGAGGATATTTGCGTAGAGGATGTGGCTACCGTGACTACACTGGATGAACTACACGTGCGACTGGCGATTGAGAGCAAGACCGGGAAGCCCTTGTTACAGTGACTAATTGTTTGGATCTTCATCGTCCAGGTCCATGTAGTCTTCCTCGGCCAGGCCCGTGGCTAGCATGGCTTCGTCAAAGTCAACCCCGACGCTGACGAGGAGGCGGACCAATCCGGTCTTGACAATCTTTTCTTCGTGTTGTTGGTCGGCGATCGGGGCATTGGTCCGGACGAGTTCTGCGTGACGAGTGACGGCCGCAACCCAGTTGGCAACGAGAATAGGATTGTACTCCATTTTGAACGCTGTCTTGGTTTGTTATGACACTCTCAAATCCATTTTCTCGGTCGTCCAAAATGGATCGGCTGGGTCAAATTGAATAGACCCCAAAATGCCTATCCTTTCCAACTACGATATTGGCGTACTGAATGCAGCTGCTCGCAACACCAACTTCACGGCGAACTTCCGGAAGGCGTGCATGTGGAAGATGCTTGACCAGGTCCTAGGATCTGTCGTTGATTTCAAGGAGCGAATGCTGGAGGCAATTGACACAGCCACGCATCGCAAGCAGATGGCTGTGATGCTGCCTCGGACCTACGAGTGGAATGAGAGCATTGAGGTGGATGAGCGCCAAATCCGAGCCCGCGATGTGGTGAGCAGTACGAACATTCTGAAGGAGATTGAGGCAGGGATCGGAGAGAACATCAAGGTCCGGTTCGTGAGCTTCACTCTGCCGGACGGATCGCCTGGGTTCGGGTTTCGGGCCGAGTATTGGCCTCCGCCGACTGTCTTTGAGGATCTGCCAACCTACATTCACAACGACATGCCGTATCTGGACTGAGAGGTATTGCAAAATGAATGAATTCACTCTTTTTAACCATATGTTTCAATGGAGACTCCCCGACCCATTCTTGAAGTAGAGGATCTCAAAGATCACCCGTGGCCAGAGATCGTTTGGGATGACTTCAGATCCTACGCACTTGATTGGACAATCGATATGTACCGACAACTCCAACTGCGTTTGTTACTCAGGCATGGCATTCGGCGATCAGACGACGACTACGATGATCCCGATCCATATGCGAAATACTATATCTTCTACTGCAGGATCTAGCGGCGACGAGTGGGACGTGACCCGAGGCCCCTTGTGGGCCGTGCGCGGCGTTTCTGTTTCCGAGTGCGACGACCGCCAGCCGATCCAAAGACATCGCGTAGCATCTTGAGCTGCTCTTCGCGGCTCAACGCGTCTTCGCCTTCATCTCCGGACACTCCAAAGACAGCAATTGTTTCAAGAACATCGCGGATCTTGGCAACAAACGCAGGATCATCTTTGCGCATACGACTGGCTCTGTCAATGACCTTTCTCAGCTCAGCATCGGGACCCGCAATTGCCCCGGCTTCTATGAACACACGCGCCGGAGGTTCGGGGTTCAGCTTGGAAAGAAGCTTGTTTGGGATCGCCTGGCCATCAAGCGGCAGGAATTGGTGCTTTATCTCGGGATACAAATTGTTTCTTGGGTTCATTTCCTTGGGCGTTTGGTAGCCCCATTTCGTGTAGGATGCTGCAGCCTCGGGAGTGAGAGGATACAGGTAGATAAAGGCAGCCCCATCTGCTCGTGCGTCGGCCAACAGTGCAGCATGAAGTGTCCGTCCGATCCCTGCGTGCTGAGGATTAGGAACCCGCGTGACACTGATTTCCGACAGATAGACATACGTGCGACTGAAGCGGCGCCGTGTCTCGGCCACCAGCCACCCTACAATCAGCTCCTCCGGTGTCTTTGCAACATAGTGGCGAACATGCAGGGCCCACTTGTTACTGGGAGCACACCCAAGCGTCCAGGGAAGCACACGAGAGTTGAACAGCTTTTTTGTACCTTGCTGGACGTCGGCCAAGGCTGTCAATCGGGTTATTTCGGCAAGCTGTCCGGGAACCGCGCAGTCGTATTTATTCACCGTGTATCCAGGAGGCACAACAGCGGCGGCCATTATTAAACGCTCTGAATAAATTGCTTGATATGCATAATGGCATACACTACGCCAGGCGCAATTCTTTTTCGCTACATACCTGGAGTAGGCCGGGTTGCCGCTGCAATTCCTACACCCGTGGCTGTTGGCCTGGGAAATGTCGCCGTCGTAGATATCGTGTATGGCAACGACAGCACTGCAAAAGTAGGAGGAACAACTCCATTCAAGACAGTCAATGCAGCGGTTTCGGCCGTAACATCAGGACAAACTGTATGGATCCTGCCAGGAACCTACACAATCACCTCACCAATTGTGCTTCCGAATGGCGTCTCATTACGCGGAGTGTCCTTGCAGACGTGTGTTCTCCAGTCAAATGTCACCACTTCGGCTACGATGCTCACAATGGGAGAGGGCTGTCGTGTGGAGGACCTGAGCCTCACACTGAACTGCACAGGATCAACAAACAACGTCGTTCTCAAGGGCGTCGTCTTTGGAGGAACCAGCTCACAAACTTCGAAGCTCCGTGTGTGCGTCGTGACGATCAATAACGCGACTATGGCGAGGACCCTGACTTCAACCGTTACAGGCGTAGAGTTCAATGGAACAGGAGCTCTCACGTCTTCATCGTTCTCGTTTAACAGCATCAAGGGATCAACGATCAACGTCATCTCAAACGGAGCTGGAAACAAGCGGGGTCTGTTGATTTCAAACACGAATCAAGCCAGTACTCGTGATACGAACATCTATGTCGCCACGCCGTCCGATACAGCATCAACGGGTTCTTATGTTGGCGTGGAAACCAATGACTCCAATAACACGGGATCGATTCAGCTTCGTTCAACAACCATCGGTGTGGGTGCCTACAGCTCGTCGCCATACACGGCCTCTGACATTCTCCAGAGCACACCCGCGACGATTTCTAGCCCGACCTACCTCGCCTCGGCTGGAATCCAAGTTGGTCCAGGAACAGATCTGGTCACAAAGTCCGCAGGAGGATCTCCTTTCTCGTCATACGTCTATCCTACCATTATCTACTATGGATTGAAGGGGAACCTCAGTAGCGGAACTGCAGGATACTTATGGCCAGGAACACAGGCAGTTTCGGCAGGGACCTTCCCCGACGCTGGCACCCCGCCAGCGTACTTCCGCGTCCAGCAACCGCTCTTGCTCTCTGGAATGTATGCATCGTTAAACACAGCTCCTGGTGGTGCAAACTCAGTGACCATAACCGTATATCAGAACGGGGTTTCAACGGGTACATACACAACAACAATTTCAGGAACCGCAACGTCCAATACGTTCTATAACGGTTCACTACGATTCAATACAGGCGATTATATCAGTGTATATATCTCGTATACCGGTGGTGGAGCGAATCTGGCACACGATTTGACCGTTCAGTTGGACCTCTTCTAAACACTCTGAATAAATTCCCAACTAAGGTAGTCACAGATCTTCTTCCAGATCTGATCGTGAGCGATCAGGCGGTCACGGGACTTGAGCAAGGGAAAGAACACCTTGTACTCATCCAAGTCCAGCAGCTCAAAGAACTTGTACAGGATATACGAGTATGACAGAAAGTTCGTGCGGTCATTGGGACAGTACAGCAAAAACGGTGCTTGAATTTCTTGGAACATTGCTCGGACCTTTTCCTCTATTTCAGGGGTGATGGTCGGTGGCGGATTGCCGTTGAGGCGGCTCAGAATGTGAGCGCGGTGCTCGTAATACTTGGACCGTCCCAGCTTCTTCAGGATCTGGCGTGTATCCTCCTCCGATAGATCGGCTACGTTGTCAATGCGTCGCTTGCGTATCTCCAAAATCACCTCATTCATAACCTCCTCTGGAATAATGGTGGATTCCTTGGCCTGAAACTGATTGAGAATTTCGTTCAGGTGGTTGATCTTCTTGTACGCATAATTGTTGCGCTCCTTGGGCGGATCGCGGAAACTGGGAAAGTCGGATACAACCAGAGCATACTCCTCGGAGCCACAACTCGGACACACAAGAATTCCTTCTGAGCTAATCTCTTCACGAGCAACATTGCAAGCAGAACAGTGTTCCGTCAGTAACTGTGTTGCATCGGGACCGTTACTCAACTTCATACGGGATACATACTCGTCAAAGATCTGCTTCTTGGACAACCCAGTGTCCGCGGGGGTCGTATTCGCGACAAAGAACTTCAGGAAGGTATTGGCATCTTTAGGCGGAGGCGCAGACGGCGCAGAGGGTAATGCCTCCTTCCCATAGTAGTCGAGTAGAATGTCCATATTTTTCATGTAATAGTCTTCTACAGGGTTGATACGCATGAGTTCCTGCTCTATCTCGCGAATCTGAGAATCCACCTGCGAGCACTTGACAATTTCTGTCAGTTCGGTTGAGGTGCTCAGACGTTCGCGCTGACTTCGGAGGTCGGCTAATTTATTCCGAAGATCAGTCTGCTTCCCATCCATATCACGTAACGACTGCACTTGTTCCTGATGAACCGAGTCCAGCGTCCCCATTGAGGATCCACTCGCGGCCGGATCCCTCGTCTTGCGAATTCTGAAGACGTCCATTTGTAAACTCTTCAGTCTGCTTCCTGAAGACCGAATTTGTAAACATGCACGGACGCTGTCGCTTCAGAGCCAAAAATGTCTTTTCATATGGAAGACCGTACTTTTCAACAATGTAGGTCAGAGTCAGAAAAGCCGAGCGATTGATTCCGCATTGGCAATGAACGAATACGGTCCCATTGCCTTCGCGCAGAAAGGTGGTCAGCGTTGACTTGAAGAGAGGATACCAATCTAGAATGTTTGCTTCGGCGGAGTCAAATGCATTGAGACACACGTAATTGCTTGGATATGCCTTTTTGAACCAAGCGGGAGAATGGTCCGGAAACGCACAGTTTATGACATGAGTAATATTGTGTCTACGTAAAAAAGAAGGTGTGAGCATTTCGCCAGCGCCCACTAGGATGCGTGGATAGAACCACGCAGGCTGTTCATACATATACCTCGGGCGAAGGACCAGCATGTTACTG